TAGCAGTGAAGTAAGCAGCAGGTACAAAAGTAATAATCTCGTCCGTATTGGGCAAGATGTAAAGCGTAGTGGTTGATGCACCACCAGTAGGTATGACGCAGTTGCTTGTTGCCGTAGCACTAGTCTGTGAATACGACAAGAAACAACCTTGAGTAGTAGAAGAATTTACAATCCGGTACTGGTTGCTAGCAGCACCATTTGTGTTTACCTGTACCGGAGTTGGCGCAGAGGTTGCCGCCGTCAATACAAATGTATTACCCGTAGGTGTGAAGGCGGCATTTACACTCATTGTTGCGTTTCCTCTTTTGCTGGTTGCTGTTCATTAAACTGCGCGACTAGCTTTTGCCAAAGTGGATGTGCGCCACTCTCAGTAGGCAATTGGCCAATAACACGTACAACAAATGCAGCTTCGTTCTGATCTAATTCAAAGTTCATGGTTATCCCCATATTAATTAAGTGGTTGCCCAAGGTAACGCTGGTTGCGTCACGATGGGGTTCTCTAACAATGCAATATTACTATTGATTGAAGATTCGGTAGCAGCTTGATTCACTCCGTTTTCCCAGCACCAGCTTACTACTTGTGACTGAGTTAGCTGTGCATAAGGGGTAAATGTGCTGCCTGTCTGTGGCTCTGGAAAAGTACAAGTGCCATAGATGGTAGAAGTGTTAGGTGGGGTTGCGGTATCTGTACCTGTGCAACGCCATCCTGCGGTGAGTACAACTTCTGTATAACCGTTAATTGTTTGAGTAGATGCTTGCATCCAATCAATAGTCCACGCGATAGAGGTAGTCATTTTAATTATCCTTTAAGTTAATTAAGCAATGTTTACAAAATTTATCAATAAAATATTTCTTTTATGCACCAACAAATATGTTTAATGCTTTTACCGTCATTGCAGTAGAAGTTCCCATTGCAAGTTTTAGAGCACCACTGCTTAATGTATAAGTTCTTGATGCTGGACTTCCCTGTTGAGTTGAACTTGAAATAACTGTAACTGCATTGCTGGTATATCCACACATTAATAAATCCATAAAAATTGCACCAGAACCTTGTCCTGTTACTGCGACTAAATTGCCTGTATTACCAACACTAAGAATAGTTGTTGCTGTATTTGTTACGCTTGTAGTTGATTGAGTCGCTATTTGACCATTCGCTAATGCGCCACCACCATTTAAACCAATAATTCCATAAGTAGTACCTGTACTTCCACCTGTATCAACAGTTAATTTTCCATTTGAACTTGTAGTCCCCACCATCAAGTTACCGCTGGAGTCGATACGGGCGGCTTCATTTAATGTACCGCCTGAAGCTGTATTAAACTGTAATCTTCCTACAGCATTAGTTGTTGAACTGGCGTCTGTTGAAACATTCATTCCTGCTACTAATTGATAACCAGACGCGCCTGTTGTTTTTCCCAAAAATTGAGCAACCGTAGAATTGTTAGCAGTTGAGTCTGATTGACCCATAAAAATACCGGAACCGCCCGATGCTCCAACAGAAAGTAACTTATATGTGCCGCCAATGTTTGTTGTATTAGCAGTAACACCAATCCCTACGTTACCGCTGGAGTCAAGGCGCATACGTTCTGTGTTGTTTGTACCGAAAACAAGTGGTTGGGCAGCGTCATACCAAAGAACGGCTGCATTTGCTACGCCAAAGCCTCCACCTGTGCTTGAATCCAGCCCCAGAGTTACTGTTCCAACTGTATTTTTGACAGTGAATTGCGTTGAATTTGTAGCGCCGCTATTTTCAACTCTAGCATTTGCTCCTGAGCCAAAAACATGAAGTTTTGTAGCTGGAGAACTCGTCCCAATACCTAAGTTAGTGCCATCAAATACCAACGCAGAACCTGTAGTCAGTACCTTAGAACCGTTTAGATACGCTACACCGTTAGCAGTACCGCCTGACAAAGTAAGACTATTAGAAAAGGTTGCGTTGTTGACGCTGACATTACCTGTAACCGTTACGTTGCCACCTACAGTCTCATTGCCTGTAATAGTTGAACTGGTAGCATTTAGCGTAGTGACATTGGCTACGTTGACTGATACGTTGCCAGTGATCGTGACGTTACCGCCTACAGTCTCATTACCCGTCACAGTCAAAGTCACAACATTCAGCGTACTGACGTTAGCTACATTGACAGTCACATTGCCCGTAATAGTGACATTACCACCCACCGTAGCATTAGCAGTTACCACCAGATTTACTGTATTGATGGTACTGACGTTAGACACGTTGATGCTGACGTTACCACTAGAGATGGTGACGTTAGACAAGGTAAGGTTGCCGATTGTGCTATAGGTATTTCCTAGCACCACAGCCGTATTACCTAGGGTAATTGCCGTAGCAAAGTTACTGTCTAGTTGAGATAGAGGGATAGAACCCGTCTGCGTAGCAAATGAATAGGGAACTGCCATTTTAGAACCTCACTCTGAGTTCATGCTCAAACTCAAATCCGTTAATCACAAAAGCTGCACTGTTGGATTGCACCGTCATACCCAAATACTTACCGTATTGCTGTGCGTCATTCTTGTACAACACATATCCTGCTGAACCATTCCAAGCTACTGTTGCTAAAGAGTTATTGATCCAAGGGATAGTCGTACCAAAGTTGTTTACCCAGTACACATAGTCAGTAAGAGTATACGTTGGACTGCTACCACTTTCACTATCCACTGTCACCAACATGGTAGCGTTGTTAGTCAGTGTTGCTTCTACCCCTAGCTTCAATGCCTGTTTGGTGCGGATAGGATCACCCATCGGCATCAATGCAGTCTGTACATAGCTTGATACGTTTGCACCTGCGTTGCTATACAACTGCACACAGGAATTACCATTAGTGCCATACAGGTTAATCTTGCCGCCTACTGGTGCAGACGTAACATACGATAAAGCGTTATCTGCGCTGGTCAAAAACCACTTCTTCTCAAAAAACACGGCTTGTAGATAGCGATTACTGCTACTGACACCCTGACCACCGGTGTAGTAAAAGTTAAAAGCAGAACACAGAATGTTGTTGAGCAAGACCTGACCTGCTGTAATAGGCTTGGTAAAGTCAATGTTAGGCACAATACCGTCCAACTGATCAGACAGCTTAGATGTAGTCGAGCCAACTAGGGCATACACACCGTAATCGTTCATAAATAGCACTGAACGAAAGTACGGAAAAATAGCATAAGGCCGCTTAGAACCTACTGAAGCACTGACGTTAGTATTGGTGAATACCGTAGTACCGTTTGTCTGTACCTGTAGGTTAGAGAATACGTTAATCGAATCATCGCCAAACACGTACAAAAAGTTGTTTGCAGACAATAACTGCTGAATATTTCCGTGCAAAGTCGAGTCAGTTAGTACAATCTGCCCTGCTGATACAGTAGAAAAGTCGGTAAAGCTGATAGCAGAGGAATACGATACCACCCTGCCCTGTGCTACCCAAGTGCGGCCAGAGAAGGTAGCCACACCTACAATAGCATTACTGGTAATCACGCCGTTAGCCGTAGCGTTAGTAGTTGCCCCGCCCCCAGTAATGGTGACAGACAGATTAGCTGAGTTGCTGTAGTGATCGCCTACGTTAGTCATAATCACTTGCGTAACAATGTTGCCAGACACAATGGCTGTACCGGCTGCATTGGCTCCACCACCACCTGTAATAGTGACTACCGTATTGGCTGCATTTGTATATCCTGCCCCACCATTGGTCACCAACACCGACATTGTGCCAGTCGCAAACGTGATAATCTGCGCTACTGCGGTTGCATTACTGCCACCACCACCAGACAAAGTGACGGTAGGAGAAGATGTATAACCCGAACCGGCGTTGGTTAAAATAATAGCACTGACAGCATTTGCCGTAATAGAAGCGGTTGCGTACGCCTGTTGGCCACCCGTTTGATTGGGTGCTGAGATTTTGACAGAGGGTGCTGTGACATAACCCGAACCTGGGTTAGTGATGCCAATGATGCCAACAGAACCAATACTGACTAAGTTTGTACCATCCCAACTGTACAAACCTTTGTTTGAATCTGCAATCAACGTATTAGTGTTTTGCCACTGGCTTACATTAGTAGCACCATCACCTGTAAACGTACCAACTGCGGCCACATTGATCAGTGAATTGGTTTGCAGGTTGACTGCTTGTAAACGTCCGTCTTGCTGAAAGGCAAGCAAATAGTCGTTTAGACCTACGTTTACAGAGAAGTAATTACTCACTACGTTAGCAAACGTGACATTACCTACGTTGCTATAGGTAGGCGTAATACGTAAGTTTGCATAGCCCACAGGCATAGCGTTCTCTAACCAAGCAAATTCTTCTTCTTGGATAGCAGTACGGTTAGCCTTGGTGTTTAGACCTTTGAACTGTTTGACAACCGCATACGACTTTTTCTGCTCTGCGGAGGCCATGTTAGAACGGTGTCGAGTAAGGAGTAGGCATCCTGCGAGTGCTAATTGCCACTAGCACCGCCTGGACGTGCTTGTTGTACTCTTGCTTGTAAATCTCAGCCTCACCAAAACTCTGCTCGTAATACTTTGCAAGGTAAGCTGCATAGAATGGCACAGGAGTATTGTACGGGTCATTGATATTGTCTACGTCAGACAGATTGGTCAGATTGCTTGGCAAGATCACCGTATCAATATCTACGGTATAGATGTTGTCAGGCACAGGTGCTATGATGATTGATCCCTGCCCATACTGGGTAAAGCAGATAGGTCTACCAATATAGTTCTGCCAGAACCGTAACTCGGCATTAAACTGAGTCCAGGGCAAGTACCGTAAAGGTACGCGAGTATTACCCCAATACAGGTTAATGTTCAGCACATCTAGGGTTTGTACACCTGATGGCAAGGTTACATAGTTGATTTGTTCCGCATTGCCCACATATTGTATGTATGCCGTTCCATCTAGGAACGGAGTGCTAGGCGGGTACACATTGCCACTGTAATTAGTATTGCTACTACCGGGGTACGGTGGTGCTGTGTCACCCGTAGTTCCAGCCGTTGTGACAATGTATGTATAGATGTTGCTAACTAACTGTTGCCCTACCGTCACTGCGGTATTGGCTGTCCACAAAACAGGGGCTTGTCCACCCGCAGTAGGGGAAGCAGGAACAGTCAGTGTTTGAATAGTGCGTAACGCACCTGTATCTCGAACCACGCGCTCTCGCGCTTGATTGATATAGGAGGTTAGTTGAGTTTGAGTGTAAAAAACTCCGGTAGCATCATGCAGCAAATACTGCACTTGCGTAATGTACTGGCTAAGTGTTGTTGCCATGTAACTCCCATGTTACGCATTAGCTTGGACGGTTCCCCCTGCCCTTCTTGCGTTGGGCAAGGGTACTTTTTCCACCACCGGGGATAGAGAGTGGTTCTTTTTTGGTGGCTCAAATGAAAATTCAAAACGATCATAAATCTTTACAGATTCATCGTAATCGTTCTTCGTTCTAATCCATCCAAGCCTAACCATATAAGGCTCTTTATCATCTTCATCAAAACCAAATATGTGACGCGCCGCTTCTTCCGGTACTTCTACCGTTTGACCTACTGGAAACTCGTAGGAAACAAAACAATAAGACATGATTACTGGTTTGTTCCAACGGTTTGTCACATAGATGTTTGACATTAGAAACTTACCACTTGACCGTATACAGCAATGGTACAAGTGTTTGTACCACCTTGGACTGCATTGATGTTTACGTACAAGGCTTGAGTGTTATATCCAGACACAACATTACCCGAATTAAATGCAGGAGCAATGGTTAGGTCTTGATATGTACCTGTTGCCGTGACGTTAGCCAACACTACGTTTGCCACTACAGCATTAGAGATGTTTCCATCATTGCTTGTAGTAATTGAAATGTTGGCGTTTGCCATGCTTCCAGACGGATTCTGAATGGTCACACGGCGAACAATCAAACTTCCAGATGATCCAACTGCTGCGCCTTTTGTCAAACCGCCGCTCAACAACGGTATGGTAAGTGCTGCCACACCGGAATTTGAAGTTGCGTTTAGCGTAGTAGCCGTGATTATCCCAACACGTCCAAAACCAAACGAGTCAAGGTTAAACTGACCGACTGAATCTGCGTTAGACATGGTTTCTCCTTAAGAGGCGTTATAAGTGCCGCTTACAGCATTACCACCATTGGAGCCATACAGGTTAATCGTCACGTTACCTAATGCAGAGTTAGCCAATACGTTCACACCATCAGAGAACACCAAACCGGCAGTATTGTTTGCCAGTGCGGTAGTAAACGTGGGCGAAGCCACGTTGTTAGAGGTGTTGAAGTAAATGGTTACGTTTGCAGTGTTGGTCACAAACCACAAGCCAGCAGGAATGGTAGTTGCTGCGGTTGCAGAGTTGGTGACGTTAAACGATGTAACTTGAAAGTATGCACCTGCGGTGTTCGTAGACGCATTAGCTAAAAGGATTTTGTTTGTGCTTAATGACATGACTTATCTCCTTATAGCGACAGGTAGTTATAGCCGGTCACTGCTGTCATGCTCTTGGGCTTGGAAGAAACCAATTCCGCAATCATGATCACAGCACCTACATAACCAATCTGCCAGTTAGGTAGAGTGGACTCAAATCCAGTAAACACAAACGAACCTTGCTCATGGATGTACAGAGACAAATAGTTGGTGTTCAACAGATACAGAGTACCTTCGGGGCAGTAGGGGTCAGCATAGATGGGTACACCAGCAACCATCAGCGCACGGAACGCTGCTTGGGGGCCGTTTGCATCGCCATCAAAACCACTACCAGGAGTAATCACATACTGCTCTTGGCCTACAAAATCTTGTGCCAACAACGTCCAAGTACCAAAGCCGCACACACCAAATGTGGGTACTTCAGCACCTTTCTTCACCGTGCCAGAGATGTACTGGAGTACGTTCTGACGGGTGGGGTTGACGTTACCTGCGGCATAAGAACCTGACTGCCACCAAGTGTAGGTTGAACGGCTGATGTTGCCGTATGTACCTGAGTTGGAGACTGCTGCGGGCAGACCAATAAACTGTTGTGTATTGGTTGTGTTGTTGTACAAGGCGGTAGACATTGCGTCCATCATCACGTTAGTCGCGTCATTCATACGCGCTTCGATCAGAGGAATAATGGCTGCGTCTTGCTGAACTGCACCTTCCATTCCGAGGAAAGGAACAGGAGCGATCATCAACTTTAGATCGTATTCAGCATTGTAAGCACCCTGTTGTACTGAAGGCTGGTTGAAAGAACCAGAATAATCAGACCACTGAGCGTTGACGAACTGAGCACCCTGTACAGGTACGGTTACGGAGGATACACCACCAGATGCAGACTGACTGTTTGAAATCAATGCTGCTAACAAGGGTGTGCTGTTGTATAGCTGAACAACCAGCTTGGGGATAAATGCCCGGCGCGTTACGTACGTCAGCTCCGTGTATTGGTTCGATCCCGTTGCTGGAATAATACCGCCGCCTATAGGCATGGCTTATCTCCCATAAAAATTTTATCCCCTACTAACAACTACAACCCTATTGGCCGTTTAGGGCCGCGTAATTCACCTAGGGCTTTTGCTGCCTCGTTCCGTGCTGCTTTCTCTGGATTCTTGTAGAACGCACTCAAGTCAAACTTTGACAACGCACTAGGATTGTATCCAGATGGCGTTGGTGTCGCTGCTTGTTGCATCCAATTAAAGTATTCTGCTGCCGTTTCGTGATTGGTCATACCTTTTTCCAACATCAAGGCTTCCACTTTAGGAATGTCTTCCTCATCACGTACCAGGCCTTTCTTGATCAAGTTATGACGCCTCTGCTCCAACTCTGCCATCACTTCTTTCTCACGCAACTTTGCTTCCAGTGCTTCAACTTTTTGGTTGGACTGTTGAACAATAGCGGAAGTGTGATCCTGAATCTCTAGTTCAGGAATGGGCATATTGGGGCGTAATTGCTTGGTCAAACGCAATACTGAAGCGCGTGTAGACGGGTTTTCCGACATTTCACGCATCAATAGTGCTAGTTCATCCCTAGCTTCGTAACTTAAATCTTCTAATGTAGCCATAATCTATCCCCTTCTTACTTAGATAACTTTCTTACCGTCACCGGGCTTTTGAACCATCATCTTGTTCTTAGCACCGATTTTGGTGGGTGAATCCATGCCGCCGAGGTGAGCAAAACGTGGGGTGTTAGTTACAACACCATTTTGCTGTTGATCGGTGACTGGGTTACGGGTTTGACTTGCGCCGCGAGGCTTAAATAAATCCATGATAACTCCTTAAATTGGGCTAGGTTGTGGTGCGCCACCACCAGGTACGGGGGGCATATTTGCTACGGGTGGAGCGGATGCAATTGAACGACTTTCTGGCGTACCGCCACCCGCTTGCGGTAAGGATTGAAGCATCTGAAGAATCTCAGATTGCTGCAACTCGTTTGTTTTGCCTTTGCGTGCTCCTAATACCGCAGACAAAACCTTCATAGCTTGTAATGCTTTTTGACCTTCCTCTGACTCGCTACCTAGAGCGGGTAGCGATTGCTCAATCAGATCAAGTGCCATACCAAGGTTGACTAACGCACCTTCACGATTACCAAGTTTGGGTTCGGGCGTAGACATAGGTGCTGCCATTGGAGCGGTAGACGCATCGCTCATCTGAGGCGCACTGCCAACTGAAGGCATGGGTACAGGTGCATCAGTACCTTTGCCTTTACCCATCAAACTCATTAACTGATCTGGTGGAACACTCATGTCAACCTCGTTGAATTAGGTGGGAGGCAATTTTTAATTCCTGCCCCCCGATGGAATTACTTGCGTGCCTTGCGGCCTTTACGTTTCATGCGTGCCATGATGGAGTCTCCAATTAGCAGCGGCCAACTTATAAGGGGAAGTCAGCCATACCCCGCATCCCTTTCGGGAATTACCGTTTAGTCTTACGACCGCGCTTGTGAGCCTTATACATCTTGACCACCTCCTTAGTTACGGTTATCCCCTACTATAATCTCTGGTGCTGCGTGTTGTGGCACTACGCGCTGGACTGCGAATACCAGTAACCTTGTATTGCAAACCCGCAGGTGCATTGCCGCGCGCTAAACTTTCCGTTGACACCTTCGGCTGATCAGCTTTAGGCGTTAGGTTCGCTTGTCGGGCCACCTTTCTTCTCCTTAATCTGTGGAGCGGGTTTTGGTTGATTAGCTTGTGCAGCTTCACGCTTGGCCAATCTTTCCTTGAGCAATTGTTTCATCGGTGGTTCTAATAAGTCAAGCAATGATTCTTTGTCAATTGCCTGTGCTTTCAACAGGTTAAACGCTAATGTTCGACTGTCTTCCATAAATATCGGGCTGTTACTGTGTGCATCTACTTTAACGTGATAGTCTTTTGTAAATTGTTCGGCAATGAATGGTGTATCGTATTCATCACGATAATGTGTGGGGTCATAGGCTTGCATCAGCTTCAAATACAGTGTTGCAACCTTTTCTAGCGCATCTTCGACAATCAAAGCACGCTTTTTAGCCCTAGAACTGCCTAATCTAGCCAATTGAGAGGCGTGTCCAGCACTTCTAACGCCTTGTTCACCGCGTCCAGACAGCACAGAACTAATGCCTGATACCTCTGCAAACATGGCATCACACTCATGCAAGACTTCAAATAGGTCTGACGGCATCTGTGGAGCTAGTCGATCAGCCTTTGCATTAGGCATATCACTGCTCATTACCGTACCTGGACGGTTCAAAGCAAAGTTTTTCTCGTCCAAAATGCCCGTAAAACCGGTCAAGAAGGTAGGTGGATTGACCTGTTTGCTTAGTAAATCTAGTATTTCCGTCATGCGGCCATTGCGTAATTGCTGCAAAAAGACCAATTTTTGTACTTCAGACTGCCCCCAGTAATAGTCATACTGCGGATTAGGGCATATCTGAATGAACGGCAACTCACCTTTAAGGAATAAACTCTCACCCGGCCGGTCATAAATAACAATATCAGGGTCAGCAATAGTGACGCACTGATAATCTTTAATGTCATCATTCCATGCCCACAACTCATACATCTTGACCGTATCTTCCGCTACCCGCGCTTTGTAACGGTTCTGGCCATACAAATCTAAATTGACCGTACCGTACAGCGTAGGATTGGTTTGACTCATGATGATGCGGTCAATACCCTCTGGTATATCCTCTGTACGGGTGTTGTAAGCCGTAGTCACACGTTTGACAATCTCATCTCGTCTTGGATGGCTATACAAACGGTTATACAACTCGGTCTTAGTGATGTAATACGTCTGAACAATAGCCTGTTGCCGGTCAGTGTAGGGCGTATCTTCACGCAACACCCCCATCGTGCCTGGCTCAATCATGTAGGGCTGAATACCGTTCTGGTAAACCAGTTTGACAAATGTTGTGTTAAAACATAACGCCCAAGTCAAAGCCTCGCTAAACACTTGATCGGCATTGCTGTTAAGCCATTCGTCATTTAATGCCGCCGTTAAACGCGGAACCTTGCGTTCCTCTAGTGGGCTGACAGATGCACCAATGTTGATAGAAAAGCGGGTAGTCTCGGCTGAATAGAGAAAGCTACACAGCGTATCAATGTGTGGATAAATCTTGTTGAAGATTGCGGGTTGATCTTCAGGGCCAGAACCAAATAAATAAAACGAGCGTAGGCTAGAATAGTCACCCTTGCGTTCTTCAAGGCTCACCATACATTTTTGAATCAAGTCTCTAAAGAATTGTTCGCGTTCGGAAAGCCCTGATGGAATACGCATTATTTATTAATCGTTAGGTTTTCATGATCGGGAATATAACTTGCAGCGCGAGGCCCCGTCAAATTACCCGCGTCTTTAGGGTTGATGCCAACCGGCTCGCCGGCTACAGACCTAAACATACCACCTCTGGTAATAGATGACATATTCATGCCCCCTGCCCCACCCCAAATTGCCGCATCACCAGGCCGCTGCTCTCTTGGCTGTTCAACAGGCTTCTCATTGTTTCGGGTGTAATACCCGGCTTGGCTCTCACCTTCTTTAGCCGTTTTGATGTTAGTCATTTTGTAATCAATCGCAAGCTGCTTTGCTTTCGTATCAATGCCTTTGGTACGTTCTGACTTGAAACCAGGCGCACGTAAATGCACGCGCATAACATTTGCCTCACAATTATCAACAAAACAAACCGCAGTATCGCTTTCAAAGTAACCATGTGCTGGACACTTATAATCCTTTAATATCATTATCTTCCCCTTAGTTGTTCATCCAAAGTCTTACCAGAATAATCTCTTGGGTTTTTTGGGCTGATCTCCAAACGTAGCTTTCCATTATCTACAACAATCTTAGTGCTTCTTACTACAGCCGGCTTAGGTTCTTCCCGGTATTCTACAAACCGCGTTCTATCACGGTTCTGCATTACCCTAATCTCACCATTCTTCCAAGCATGGTAGGCCTTGGACAGTCGTACCTGGCTGCGCTGAGTCATAGTGTGATTACGATAAAAAATATCAATCAAGGTTTTCTTGGTCAAGCCGGCTAATTCAGCAAACAAAGAGATACTAATACCGCGATCTTGGTCATCAAAAAAACGCTTCAATACTTGATGTAGTTCTGCTTTAGGTATGACGGGGTTCAATTGTGTAACCTATTGATTGTAAATAGTTTAGGAATTGTCTCTCACCATACATACGGTCTACTTCTTCATCTGACACTTTCATCTTGATGTGCATATCGCCGACAAGCTGTCGGGTCTGTGCATGATGCCCAACTAAGGCCGTGTAATTAAAATTGTCATGGTAGATGGGGCCAACATACTCAATGCTAAAGTTTTTGGCTATGTTCTCAGGTGCATACTTGATACCCCAGTCCTCAAGAGTGGGTCTTAAGATAGCCGTGTACTGTGCATCTTCATTCCAGCTATGTATCTCTGTAGCGTATCTGTGAATTAATCCTTTCTCATTCATGATGCTGAGTAGACGCTTGCTACGTAGGCTAAAGCCGCCGTTCTGTACTACCCTGCGCTCAGGGTGCATCACCCATCCGAATTGTAAAAGAAACTGATTACCCACAAGGCCACAATGGGAAGGAGCACCGATATAGTCATAGTCGTAATAATTTGATTTGAAGTTGTTGCCATTAAGTACCCATCCATCATCCTGCACTACCAAGCAATACTCAGTCTTAATGAATGACTGTAAGCAGTGCATCATGAAGGGGCTGTACTCCATGTAGTTGGTGTGCTCTATCCTTTGCCACTCAATGTCACTAGGCAGGTCTACAGGCTTGTTGTAGCTTAATAGTAAGCCTCGGCTGTTAGGAAGTTCCTGCATAGACTTGAGGATACTTGGTATGGCTGTAGAGCCTGTGTTGTGTCCGTATACAGATACGATGGTTAAGTCATTGTGATCCAAAGCCTATCCTCTTAAGGTACGTTGATACGCCACGACTGGCGGCCATCTCGCCGGGTGTCATGTCCTCTTGCTTCTTATTCAAGTCTCTAGTGATCTTAGCGGTAATCAATCTAGGGCCAACCTGTTCCGCATACGCGGCCGCTGCCAAACCACAAGCAATCACACGGTCATCCTTGTTGCGGCCAGAGGCTTCAATGCTGCCCATATCTCTGACAATAGTCTTCATTTCATCAATGGCATCTTCGGAATAGATGTTCATCATCCCGCGTTCAAAGTAATCCTTCATGTAAGACAGCATCCGTTCTTTAGACTGCTGTGTGGTCAGCCAACCGATGCTGTTACTCATGCCGCCAAGAGAATCATTCCTACGCCAGATAAACTGTTGCATAGAGGAATACACATCCATCAGGTCACGGCCTACTACACCGCCTATGCTAGAGGCTTGGCGTTTTAAGTTCTTCAGTTCATTAATGACAGCCTGTCCAGGCCCGTTGACTTCAAGGTTCAGTGTTGAGTTTTTGTAAGCACCAGCAAGGTGCGC